ACAACCTCTTCATTGTTGAGTCAATTAAAACTACATTCTCAAACATAATGAAAGAATCGTTATTAGAGTTATTTGGAAGTTTGAAGAATTCTAAGACATAATTCTGGTCTTTCCTATGAACACTTCCATATACAGATAAGTATTCCTCTGGGACTCTAATCGTTCTGTTGATAGTATCGAATGTTACTTCGAACTCTTTGAACTCACTACCATCAAAAGTTAAAATTGGGTTTACAGAATTTACTGCCCCAGAAATACTGTCTATGCACTTAAAGGAATTCTGTATGGATGATGTTACCGTTGATCTATTAATAGTCTCATACGTAAACTTGGTTGAGTAAGTTGTTAATAGGTCTTGTATAGAAATTGTTGAAGAATGGTATACCCATCTTCCATCAATATACGACCACATATTACCACCTTCATCCTCTGTGTGAATCCATACACCAAGAGAAGCATTCCCTAAAATAGTTCCTCTATTATTCGAGGCTAAGGATTTGATTTTAAAACTAAATTTATGCTCAGGTGTTAAGAAGTTTTCAGTAAGTTCAAACCCCTCTGTGGTTGGAGCATTATAAGATTTTAAGTCAAACCTGATTCTTCCAAGACCATCAACCGCATATTGTTGGATGAAAGTTTTATCTAATAAGTAATTACTTGTGTAGCTTCTAACATTCTCTTTTGGGATATCAAGGATAATAAACTTATTATCCGTAGATGCCCCAGAAGTCTGAATCAATTCTACGCCACTTAAAATAGATGATACAACATACTCATAACTTCCAACATAATTATTCGAACTGGCAATATAGCCTGTTGACGTTATGCTAGTATTGAATGGAGCTGTTCCATTCTTTAGGTTGTGTATCGAGCTTAGAGACGTTGTAACGTAAGTATCATATAATGGGCCTTCTAAGCTAAAAGTAGAGTTCCTTAGTATTGACCCAAATATGTGTGAAAATACCGTAGGCCCACTAAGAGAGTAAACCCTACCATTTAGGTTATGTCTATTGAAATTGGTTGTATATTGATGATATAACTCGTGAAGCTCTCTTCCAAATTTAAAGTCAAAGTAATCATCCATGGAGTTCGGGAACCATGAATCACTTATCGTTGCTGAATTTGCGTAACTAACTTCAAGGTTTTTCCATAAGGAACTTGGGTCTGTGTTATACTGATCCTGTATAATCAGATACGCCAATTTCTCTTTTGCTTTCTCCTGTATAGAGTGCATTACCGCATAGATCTCTGGAGTTTGCCCACGATCTGCGTATGAGTCGTTCAGGTTGATTGATGACAGTCCTCTTGCCGGAAGTGTATTGCTAACATAATACCCGAACACCTGTTCATCCGAGTTTAGAGATAAACAAGGATTATAAACTGACGGTAAGTTACCGCTGTCTGAAATGCTTTGGAAACTATTTGCACTTGGGATAAATCCTAATGGAATACCAGAGTATGCAGAATTCATACTCCAATCATTAGGCATGTTCCTACCACTTCTATCGTAATAGCTAGACTTAGGTAGTAGATTTACATTTGATCTTTTACGAAGTGTTGATCTAGCAAGATTACTAAGTCCTGATGCATTGGTGTATACATCATCTGATAGGTTGTCGTAGTCTGTTCGCTCGAATGGTATTCCAGCACTTAAGTCTCGTCTATACACACCAAAATACAAACCAGAGTGTGTATAGTTACCTATCCTACCACCATTTTTAAAGTCCTGTATTCCATACTGAATCATTGGAACGCTACTATACTCATACAAAACTTCATCAGTTGCCGACAAGCTTAAACTAATCAAAGGTATGGCATGTGCAGGGGCAAACTCATTGACTATCTTTGATGCAATAAGAATTGAGTCTCCTGTCCCAGCATCATAATCATTGTCCTTGTTAAAGTCGAACTCCGACGCATCAAACATCAGTTTGAAATGCGAGGACTTCCCAGACCATAAAGAAACATATTCAAAACTATTATCATGAAGTCTTGGTAGTATGTAGTCAATATTTGGTGGAGAATTATATCCAGAGGTAAAGAACAACCAACTTGAATTTCTTACCTCGTCTGTATCAGTAACAAGATTATCATACAGGTAGTCTCTAACCTGTAATGCAAATTCCTGCCTTACACCAAAGCAAACAAGACGATCAACAATAAAGTCTATCATCTTAGAGTTTGCTTCAATATTTACATAGTATGGATATTCTTCAAAAGGAGGAATTTCATAAACTCTTCCTCTGTAGTTAAATCCATTCTCATCATTTGGAAAAGTTATCTTATCCTTAAACTTAATGTAAGTCTCGTATAAAATTCTATCAACAACCAACCTGAAATTTTCATCAGCACTAGATGTTGAATATCTATTTATACCAAACTTTGCAGCATTAGTTCTTGACCACTCATTTCTTACCAAATCCGATTCTGTTGCAATAGCGTAGTAAATGAGATAAGGAATATAGGATTCCCATAGCTCTGTAATTCTAGATTCTAATGCAAATAAATCCTTTGGGAATATCGAGTTTAAAGCATACTGAATACCAGATTTGGTTCCAACTCTCTTGTAAACCTCAACAACATTCTTGAGCTGTAGCCTCCATCTTCTAGGGTTAGTTCCAAATAAGTTCCACCCTATCAACTCTGCAATCAGTGGAAGATACTCATCCGGGCATTCTTCAATATCGTAGAAAGACTTTAATTCTTCTGTGTCATTGTTGATATCAAAATATGCAAAGGACAACATCCGAAGTAACTTATTGAATGGCCCAGCAGAAATCTTTTCAGTAGATACGAGACCATTATCAAGATAAGTTTCAAACTTATCCCTCACGTAGAAATCTTGGTTATCCGCATATAGCGGGGAATACACGATATCAGTCCATGTATTGAGTTTGTCTAGTTGTTGGGTTCCACTTGTAAACTCACCAGTAGAGCTGGTGAACACACTAGGAACATAGGATGAGAAGTTATACCAAACATATGTGTTGAACGCTTTTAGAAGGTCACAAAGAACAATCTTGTTCCCAAGATATAATTTCTCAGAGATCAAATCCTTTATCAGAGACGACCCATCGTATACAGATCCCGACGTATTTAAGAAATACGCCCAGGAGAAATTTTCAATTAAGTGGATATGGGCATCTGATGCCTCATACCCAGCACCTAAGAAATTTGTTGGGGTGTTTAATGTTATTGCGGAAAGTAAAGTATCCTCTAAGTATGAATCAAGCTCTGAACTAGTATTAAAGTCTTTGAAAGAGTAACCAAAGTAGTTTAATAGGGTTCTTTCAAAAGTTTCATTTGAAATTTCAGTAAGCTCATTTTGCTTAACAAAATACTGGGATATACCTTCAATGGTATTAATTGAATTATAAATCGTCCCTGGAATTGCACTTACATTTAATATTGAGCTTATGTTATTCGCGACATCAATGTGGAAATTAATTAATGTGTCTTGTAAGTTATCAGTTTCCCCAGCAAGCTCAATATCGTCATCCAAATAGAAATTTGGAACAAGATACTCTACAGCTTTGTAGAAGTCTCTCTTGAAAAATTGATTATTGTTTAAATAAGTTTTCCCGCTCATTAGATGTATGCAACTTTAATAGCTAAATTGTTCAATTGAATTATCTCGTTGAATCCAACCTTTATAGTCTTCAAGATATTATCTACTGTCATGTATCTAATATCCTGAACCTCAAGAGTATACTTTACTAAATCTTGTGGGATAAATGGTCTTCCGAAATCAAAATTATCAACGTTCATATACGTCAATATCTTACTTCTAGCAGCAGCCTTTACCTGCTCTTCCTTCTTTTTATACTTCTCATCGCAGGTAATAGTGATGTCTAAGTCAATTGTTCTAATCAAGCCATCCACTACAACTGGCTCATCTGTGAGCATCTTCTTTGCGCTGATAGCCTGTAGAAGTTGTTCCTTAAACGCCGGAGTTGCTTTCCTTAATTGTAAGTCTGATGCTTTTTCAAGAACGAAGATATCAATGATATTAGCTGACGAATAAGCTCTTCTCACTACCGCATTCACCTTTCCATTTGACCCATAAGTTGAGATGAAGAAGTTAGAGAAAGATTTGTAGTCATCTAAAGTTACAAGTCTATCTTGCCGTCTAAAGAATAAGGGCGCATACTTCTTTGCATGTTCTACCGATTCAGAGTTTGCACCACCTGTTCCTGGTCCTATGTTCTCAACTGTAGCAGTTGCGTCTTCCGGCGAGCCTCCGTTGTATAGTGCTACGGAAATTGGAGCATTGATTATTCCTGTCCCAATATTACCTCTTTCACCACCACCAACTCTATACGACACTGTGTATGTATCCCCTATCTTTGGAGACACCCCTAAAGTAGAATCGCCGAACAGAATTGTCGCAGAATGCTTATCATCTGTGGACACTTGGAAAATCTTATCTGATTGGCCAGAAGCAAAATAAATGTTATCCTCTTCTGTGTAAACTCCTTCTGCTTCAACCGATCCCTCAACAAATAATTGAGCACTTCTTTCGATACAGGGATATTGTGATAATCTTATTGTCTTCAACGAGTTTGGAGATGTAAAGGTGCCTTCTTCAACTACAAGTGCTCCTTCCAGTAAAACTGCATCCTCCAATTCTATCTCATCTTCTGACGTATGAGAGACATCAAACTCCAGAGAAGTTGTTAGTGCATCTAAACTCACACTACCAAGAGAATTTACCTTATACAACGTGTAAGTTAACGCCCCACCATCTTCTGGAGAAGTGATAGTAAAACTTCTGTTACTTGGATTAATAACAACAGAACTTACATTTGTAACTCCATCAGGAACATTAACCGTAATCCTAGCATTTGCAGCAGCAGAAATTGGACCTTTCATCCTTACTCCAATAAGCTCCAATAGTTTCTTTACACTGGATCTTTGCCTTGCTGTTCTCAGGAAATTCTCGTTCACCAAATAATCCGATTTCATCGACTGGATATGGCCCATAGCAGCCATCAACTCGATTAGAAATACCCCGAAGTCTGACTCT